TACTAAACTATATGATTCTGACTTTTACGTTGTAAACTCTCAGTATCAAGTATATAAGTGCATCTATAACGGAACTTCCCCTAGTGATCCTAACGGAAAACCTTCTACTGTTGAACCAACTGGAACTTCAACTTCTATCATCACTACTGGTGATGGTTATCGTTGGAAGTATATGTATACAATCCCAGTTGCAAGTGTCCTTAAATTCTTCTCTACTGACTATATGCCCGTCTTCACCAATACTTCGGTGAAAACAAATGCTGTTGCTGGTGAGATTGATACTGTTGTAATTAATGCTGCTGGATCTGGTTATAACAATGGAACATATGATAACGTTGCTATTAACGGTGACGGAACAGGTGGTAGAGTTTCCATTGTTGTTGACGGTGGTAAAGTTATTTCAGCAACTGTTACATCTGGTGGTACTGGTTATAGTTTCGGTAAAATCAGTGTTGACAACATTACTGGCATTGGTACAGGTACTGGTGGACAAGTGGATGTTATTATTCCTCCTCCTGGTGGTCACGGTGCTGATTCAGTTGTAGAACTTGGTGCTTTTAGAACCATGATCAACGCTAAACTCTCATATGATGAGGGTGCTGGTGATTTCCCAATTGATAACGATTATCGTCGTATTGGTTTGATTACAAACCCACTTAAGTATGGAACTGCAGAATTAATTGCTGACCTAACAGTATCTGCAACCAAAGCGTCAATATTCTCACCAACTTTCCAAGGAAACTATGTTCCTGACGAGATTATTACGCAAACACGAGTTGTTGGAGGAACCAACGTTACTGCTCGTGCAAGAGTTATTTCATGGAATGCTACAACTAAAGTTTTGAAATATTATCAGAACTCAGTAGATGGTATCTTCCCTGAAGTTACTGGTACACAGAATGAATTTGATGGATCTAATGTTATAAGTGGAGCAACTTCAGGTGCTGCTGGTCAACCAGACGTAAACTTCCCTGCTGTTCCAAACTCTTCTTCTAGAACTATTAACAACACTGAATATGATTTAGGTATGAAATTCAATAATGGTTATGCAAAACCAGAGATTGAATCTAATAGCGGTCAGGTTGTTTACATAGATAATAGAAGATCAATCAGTCGTGCAAACGACCAAGTAGAAGATATTAAAATCGTAATAGAGTTCTAACGAATGGCACAGAATACTAATTTAAACGTAACACCGTATTACGACGACTTTGATAAAAGTAAGAACTTTTATCGAGTGCTGTTCCGTCCTGGTTTCCCAATACAGGCAAGAGAACTCACAAGTATGCAATCCATCATGCAGAATCAGGTGGAGAACATGGGAACGCACCTATTCAAAGATGGTGCAATGGTTATTCCAGGTCAAGTTGGTTATGACCTGAATGTTGCATGTATTATGCTTCAAGAATCTTTCTTGGGTGCTGACGTTGAAAGTTATAGGACTCAGTTAACAGGTAAGATTATTACAGGTTTAACATCTGGTGTTAAAGCTAAAGTTCTTTATAGTATTTCTGCTACAGATTCAGAAAAAGGATATATTACATTATATGTTAAGTATCTTGAATCTGGTGGAACTGCTAATACTCAAGAAACTTTCTCTAATAATGAACAGTTAGTTACTACTGCTGCAATTACATTTGGTACCACTCTAATTGAAATTGGATCACCATTTGCACAGTTACTTCCTACTGGTGCATTACAGACTGGATCTGTTGCTTATGTTCAAACTGGTGTATACTACATTCGTGGATTCTTTGTAGACGTACCATACCAGTATATTCTTCTTGATCAATATGGAAACACCCCGAAATATAGAATCGGACTTGAAATCCTTGAGTCAATCATCACCCCAGAAGATGACTTATCACTCAATGATAACGCTGCAGGAACATCTAATTATGCTGCTCCTGGTTCTCACAGGTTCCGAATAACTACTAACCTAGTTAAGAAATTACTTACAGATGAAGCAGATAAAGACTTCATCGAACTCCTACGTATCAACGGAGATAAAATTGAGAAATTAGTTGATCGTAGTGCTTATGATGAATTAGAAAAGTCACTTGCCATTAGGACTTATGAAGAGTCTGGTGACTATGTTGTAAAAGACTTTAAGATTGGTCTTAGAGAGAACCTTAATAATGGGTTCAATAATGGTGTTTATGCATCAACAGCTACTACGTCAGGAGGAGTTAGTCCTTCTGATAGTTTGTATTCTGTAGAATTTAGTCCAGGTTCTGCTTATGTTAAAGGTTATAGAGTTAAGACTCTATCACCAACTTATGTTGACTTAGCAAAACCAAGAGATACAAACTCTGCAAATAACGTTATCATCCCATTTGAAATGGGTAACTGGTCTAAAGTTAATAACGTTTATGGTTTCTTGAATCTTACTGGATCTTCAGTAGGTAATGCATATCAGACTGTAGAATTGCGTGATAACTTCACAGCAACTGCTGGTGATGCACAAGGACAACTTATTGGATATGCTCGTTGTTCTGGATTTGAACATATTGCTGACCCAGATTCTACATTTGGTAGTGCTGATGATCAATACAGACTGAACCTCTTTGATGTTCAGATGTTTACTGCAGTAACAATTGCATCTAATAAGACTATTGCAGCAGGTTCACTATTAGTTGGTGCTACTTCTGGTGCTAGAGGATTTATTGTTAGTGCTATTTCTAATACTGATGACTTCCTTCTCTATCAAATAGAAGGAACATTTGTTAAAGGAGAAATGGTAACTCTGGATGGTGAGAATGTTGATACTATCTCAAACCTCCATTATTATCAGTACTCTGATACTCGTCAAGTATGTGCTAGAGATGAAAGCACAAGTGCAGTTGAATATACTTCTGACTTGATTCTTGAAGATGTTATACGTCTTGAAGGTGATACATTCACTTATGATGCTACTGGTGGTTCTGAAAAGATTACTGGTTTAAACTCTAACTATGCACTTGACTTACGTCCTGGTGACAGAATTTACTTTAATGCAACTCAATATGTTGATGTTGATTTTGTAACTCAGTCTAACTTGGCTGGCACTGGTATGGCAGTTATCTTTAACTATGTTGCTGCAACAGGTCAAACAGTTGCTGTAACCCCTGGTGCTGGTGGTGCTGCTCCTTCTGCTGGAACTTATACCACACTTGTTAGGTATAGATCTAAGTTACAGGAAGTTCAGAATGCAGACCTTCTTAGTCCAATGCCTAAGAAATATATCAAGTCTATTTCTGATGAATCTTGTGTTGTTAGAAGAACTTTTGATGCTCAAACAGTTGCTTCAAACTCGGTATCTATTACGTTACCAGCAAATGAACAGTTTGAAACTATTAGTGATTCTAATTATACCTTTACTGTTCTTGCAGGAACTAATGGTACACATCCTGTAGGTGATCAAATCCTTATTGATACTACCACTTCTGGTAATTTAGGATATACATCATTTACTTCGGCTGATAGAACTACTATTCAGATTAATAACCTAGCAAACATTACATCTATTAAAGTAACAGCAACAATTTCTAAGAATGTTACTACTAGAAAGACAAAATCTGGTAACCAGATGTTTGTTATGAAGGTTAATAAAACTATTAAGAATCTTGATAAGCAAAATTATGGGTTAACTTATAGTAATCTCTATGGTACTAGAATTGAAGATAGAGATATTTCTTTAGGTTTAGTTGATTGCTACAGATTACATGCTGTATATGAATCAAATGATGATAGTGATCCAGTGCTTCCTTCAGTTGTTCTTGTTGAACCTGTGTTCTTTGCAAATGGAACTATCGTTACTGGTAAGACTTCTAAAGCAAGAGCAAAAGTTGTTGACTTTAACTCAGGTAATTTAACTTTAAGTTTAGTTTATTTGGAAGGAGCCTTTATTGCTGGTGAGACTGTTGATGGATTTGATAGTAATGATACAGCAATTAGTGCTATTATTAATGACAGCACAGGATCTATTGTAGTTGGATCTAAGGTTGTAACTGATAATTACTACTTGGAAGATTCTCAGACAGGATTTATATACGATACATCTAGAATTATTCGTAAGAAAGGTGTTACAACTCCTATTAGAAAGTTAAAAGTTGTTCTTGATTACTATACACATTCTGCAACTGGTGATTATTTTGGTGGTCAGTCATATCTTGATACCACATATGATGATATTCCTTTCTTTGGATTCAAATTCTTAGCAGATTACTTAGATTTCCGTCCCGCTATTAAGAATCTCTTTAGTGGAACTGGTACTGTTGCTTCTCCTGCTTACGTTCAAGCCTCTACATTTGACTTTAAGTCAAGAGTCTTTACTACAAGTGGAAGTCCTATTGCTACAGTATTTGATATTCCAAAACCAGCAACTTCTTTCCGTTGCGATTTTGATTGGTATCTACCTAGAGTTGATAAAGCATTCCTTTTACCAAGTGGTGACTTCCAAATGGTTAAAGGTAAGTCTGCTGAGGCACCTCAAGAACCAGATAATATCAAAGGTGGACTGCTATTAGCGGTTATTAATCACAAACCATATGGTTTTGATCCAGAATCGGATGCTGCGATTGTTCGTTCTGACCATAAACGCTATACCATGAGAGATATTGGTGCTCTAGAACGTCGTTTAGACCAAGTTGAGTACTATACTTCACTCAATATGCTTGAGACTGATACCTTCAACACTCAAATTGTTGATTCTACTGGTAAAAATCGTCTTAAGAACGGATTTATTGTAGATGATTTCGCTGATCATAGTAAGTCTGACACAGCACATGAAGATTTTGCTGCTGCTTTAGACTTCCAGTATGGTGAATGTCGTTCATCTCACTATACAACTAATGTTCCTTTGGACATTAACGCAACACTATCTACTAATTACACAAAGACAGGTGCTTTAATCACTCTTCCATACTCAGAATTAGCGATTATTACACAACCTTATGCTTCTAGAGTAGAGAATGTTAACCCATTTAACGTCTTTACATACATTGGACGTATTACACTTCTACCATCATCTGATGATTGGGTAGATACAAAGAGATTGCCAGCTAAAGTTCAAACTATTGAAGGTGACTTTGAGGCAGTTTCGTCAGAATTAAACGTTGACCAAAATGGTTTTGCTCCTGTTCAATGGAGAGCATGGAGAACTGTTTGGAGTGCTGATACAACTATCAGTGGAAGAACTGTTCATAACGCTCATTGGTTAGCAGAAGACGTTGGACGTTCACCAAGACCTGATGTATGGGGTGGTCGTGGTATGAGACGTATTAACAGAGTTGAAGTTGTTGAAAGTAACCAGATTCAAACTAGAACTGGTATTAGAACACGAGTAGTACCTAAGATTGAAAGAACCTCTTTAGGTGATTCTATTGTTGCTCAGAGTGTTATTCCTTGGATTCGTTCTAGAAATATAGAAGTTGACGTTGCTCGTCTGAAGCCAAGAACACAATTCTATTCATTCTTTGATGGAAGAGATGTAGATACCTACATGACTCCAAAACTAATTGAACTTATTAAAGATCCTTCTACTGATGCCAGAACTAACTCAACACCATTTGTTGTTGGTGAAACGGTAACAGGTTCTCTTAGTGGATGTAAATTAAAAGTTGCTGCACCTAATGATTTCTATACCTATAATCCATATGATGATACTGCTATGGCAGAATCATATGCTTCAACTACAGCAGTTTTAAATATTGATACTGATGCTCTTGCTAAATTAGCAGTAGGTCAATACTACGGTAATATGCAAGTAGGTGAAGTTCTAACAGGAACTTCTGGTGCTAAGGCAGTTGTTAAAGATCGTAGAATGATTAGTGACCGCTTTGGTAAGATGAAGTCATCATTCTTTATTCCTAACCCTGGTGCTGATACTAATCCACGTTGGGCTACTGGAACTAGAACCCTAAGACTTACTACATCTGAGTCTGATTCACGTATTGGTGGAACAGTTGCATCTTCTGGAGAAGCATCATATGAAGCAAGTGGTACTCTTAACACTGTTCAAGAGAACGTCCTTGCTGTTAGAAATGCTGAGATTGTCCGTGATACAACTACAGATACAAGATCAGTTCGCACAACTAGAGAAGAAGTAAGACAGATTGGTTGGTATGACCCTCTTGCTCAATCATTTATTGTTGACCAAGAAGACGGTGTATTCTTAACCTCTGTTGATGTATACTTTAACTCCAAGGATTCTAATATTCCAGTTTCTATGCAAATTAGAACAATGGAAAATGGTTATCCAACAAAGAGTATTCTTCCATTCTCTGATGTAACTATAGAACCAACAGATATTCAGATATCTGAAACTGGTTCTGTTGCAACGAAATTCACATTTGCATCTCCTGTTTATATTCCACAATCAATAGAACATTGTTTTGTTCTATTATCTGACTCTAACGAGTATCAGGTTTGGATATCTAGGATGGGTGAATTGGATGTTACTGGAGATAGGACTATATCTGAACAGCCTTATGCTGGTGTTCTATTCAAGTCACAGAACGCTTCTACGTGGACTGCTGACCAGTATGAAGATCTTAAGTTTACAATTTATAGAGCAGACTTTAATACTTCTGCAGTTTCAAAAGTGGTATTGAATAATGCTACATTAGATATTGGTAATGGTGGTAAATTAAATCTTAGGAACAATCCTATTGAAACATTTGTTCCTGAATTACAATTGGTAATGAACTCACAACTTGCTACATTACCATACACAGTTGGTTCCCGTGTTTATCAGAAGACAACACTTGCTCAAGGAACCATTAAGAAAGTAACAGATAGTACTTCTGGTGTTCTATTGGATATCAATGACATCACAGGAACGTTTGCTGCTGGTTCAAATACTGGTGGAACCATTGCTAATAGGTTGGTTTCTTCCAAGACACTTGCTACTATGACGGTAACAAGTGCATCTGGTGACTTTACTGTTGGTGAAACAATTACTGGTAACACAGCTGCTGCTCCAACTGCAGAGGTTATTACTTGGACTGCTGGAGGTGGTGGTGCAGGAACATTAACACTTAAGTATGTTTCTACAAACTTTACTGCATCCTCTGAAACAATTACTGGTGGTACCAGTGCTAAGACTGCAACTGTTAACGTTATAACTTATAGTGGTGATGCTACATCTGGTGGAACTGCTACAGTTCAACCTGCATTCCCAAATACAACTCCAACATATACTACTTCTCAAAGGAAGATTAAGATATATCATAGTAACCATTGTATGCACTCAACTTCCAATAACGTTACTATTGAAGGAGCAATTTCTGAAGTATCTGACAGTTATTTGACTGCTGCAATATCAAATACTGATACTGCTATAGCAGTCCATGATGCAACTGCGTTCCATAAAACTATAAATGGAGTTGCAATTAGTGCAAGTAACGTAGGATATATTAAGATTAATAGTGAAGTCATGTCTTATAGTGCTATCAGTAATGATGGTAAAACTATTACAGCACATGAAAGAGGATTAGATGGAACTACTGCAGCATCTCATGCTGATGAATCCATCGTTGAATGTTACAATATTGATGGTGTTCCTCTAACAGAAGTTAATAAAACACATACTGGTATTCAGGCACCAACACTAGACAGTTACGAATTAGTAACTACATCTATTGCTAGATTGGGTATTAAAGGTGGCGGAACTAACATGTATGCTACACAAAATATCCAGTATGAGACTTTAGTTCCTCAGATTGAGAAGATGTTACTTCCTAATACTGAGATTAATGCATCCATTAATGTAATTAGTGGAACTTCTATTAATGATGGTATTACTGCTCCTGAAGCATCCTTTGCTAATGATGGAGTATTCAGTGATATTATTCTTAGTGAAGATAATATGTTAGCAGCACCTGCTCTAATATGTTCTCAAATTAATGAATCTAATGAACTCAGTGGTGCTAAGTCCTTTAGAATGGACTTAACTCTTAAGAGTAACGTTTCTAACGTTTCTCCTGTTATTGATACTGATAGGTTATCTACTATTCTAGTTACGAATAGAATTAATAATCCAACCAATATCAATAGTGCTAAGCTATCTGTTGGTGATGAGCATAATGCTGTTTATATTACAAGGGTAGCAAATCTAGTTAATCCATCTGGATCTATTAAAGTGATGTTTGCGGGATACCGTCCACCAAACTCATTAATTAAGATTCTATATAGGGTTAGACCTGTTGGTAGTACAGATGCTATTGATACACTAGGTTTTGATTTCTTCCCAACTGCTGATGCGAAGATTCCAACAACAACAGAAACACAAATATTCTATGATTATGAGTATGAAGTTTCTGGATTGAACTTTGATCAGTATCAAGTTAAAATATTATTTGTATCTAACAATCAGGCAAACTCACCAATCATAAGAGATTTCAGAGCAATCGCTCTTGCTGTATAATGAGTCAAGTTCCCGTGAAAGACCATGAAAATTGGTTTAGAGATAGTAAGACTGGATCCTTCCAGTGTTCTAATGTTACTGCCTATGAGCAGTATATGAAAGCACACCATAACGAAAAGGTTAAGGAAATGGAACGTATCACTTTACAAAAAGAGGTTTCTGAGTTAAAATCGGATATGACTGAAATTAAGTCCCTGTTAAAAACGTTAGCTAACAAATCATGACTACATCAGCCCCAGTAGAAAAGGTCTCTCAAGAAGAGATGCTTGGTCAGTTTAAGACTAGGTATCAGAATCTTCTGAAAGAAAATCAAGAACTTTCGGCAAAAATTAAAGAAAACGAAGCAACGGCACTAAAGCTTCTAGGTGCCATTGAAACTCTGGAGTATTATAACCCAGACGCATCTCCGCCAGAGGAGGTTGATAATTTAAACATCCCTGGTGACGATGTTACAGATGGGTCTCCTGAACTAACAACTGAAGAATAAGTAAGGGGGACGCAAGTCCCCTTTCTTTATGCATATAAATAACTTGGAAGCATGTTCTCAAGAGTTGTCCTAAAATAAAATGGCAAATAGAATTCAGTTAAGACGAGGTGGTGCTCAGGAATGGGCAAACTCGAATCCTACACTTGCACAAGGCGAATTGGGGATAGAGTTAGACACTGGTAGATTTAAAATTGGTGATGGTGTAACCGCATGGAATACACTGCGATATGAAAGACCTGTTGAATCTATATCTAATACCGCAAATACTTTAGTACAAAGGGATGCTGACGGCAACTTTGCTGCTGGCACAATAACATCAACTCTTATTGGTAATGCTTCTACTGCTTCAAGACTTGCTTCTGCAAGACAGATTTCATTAGCTGATGATATTCAAGGTTCAGCTATTTTTGATGGTTCTGCAAACATTACCATCAACACCTCTTTAGGACTAATTTCAACTCTTCCACATTATGATAGTACTGCTTCATCTTCAGGAACATACAATAAAGTTACTGTAGATGCTAAAGGAAGAGTAACAAATGCTACAGATTTTACAACATCTAATAACGGAACACTTGAAGCATATGGTTTAGATGGAACAGTAGAGGGTTCATCTGGACAACCTTATGACTTAGACCTTGTTGCAGTTGCTGGACTTACTACCACAGGTATTATTTCTAGAACTGCTAGTAATACTATGGCTACCAGAACTATTACTGGTACTGCTGGAAGAATTGGTATTACTGATGGTGCTGGTCTAACTGGAAACCCAACTATTGATCTTATTGCAACTGCTGTAAGTGCTGCAGATCACAACACTGCATCATTAACATCTGTTGCGGGATCACAAACTGTTAATACAGTATCATATACCGTTGACACATATGGTAGATTAACAGCATCTGCTGATTTGCCAATAGCAACAGCAGTAGAAGGAACTGTAGCAGCAGCATATAATGCAGGAACGACCTATTCCCGTGGTGATAAAATCACTAATGCATCGAAGCTTTACGAAGCCATTGCAGGTATTTCGGCAGGAGCTGGCGCACCTACTCATTCAGATACTTCGGATGCTGGATCGTGGAGATATCTCGCTGCAAGTGCGACACCGCAGAAGGGTCTCGCTTCCTTTGCTCAGGAGGATTTTGATGTATCTGCAGCAGGTCACGTTAGTTTTGCTGCTGGTGGTATTGACAATTCTCAATTACAAAACAGTAGAATTTCCTTCTCTGATTCAAACACGAAAGAAGACTTTGCGTTAGATCAGGAACTAACTGCTGCTACAGCATATAAAGGATTTAATAATTTAAATGTAATTAAGGTTAATAACACAAGTGGTGTTAACCTCTTTACTGCAAGCAACACTGGAGATAGTGGTGCTGGATCAGTAGATATTAACTCAAGAACATATATCAGTGATCCTGATATTACTCTTGATGGTGCTGTTGCACAAACTTTAGATAAGACTGGAGATGGTAATCTAACATTCCAGACTACACAAAACTCTAGTTCTGCTAGAACTTTAAGTGTTCTTGCAACTAACTCTGGTGCTGGTACTAGCGGTGTTGTTGTAACTGCAGAAGATTCTGTTGCTATTACAGCATCTGATGCTAACGGTAAAGTTAACATTGAGAACACATATTTCCAAGGGGACTATATCGCTTCCTCCTCTGCCACTATGATCTTGGATCCTGGTGATGATAGGACAGTAAGTGGTAAAGTTCAAATAACGGGGGATTTACAAGTAGATGGAACGACTACAACCGTTAATTCAGCAGTTACTACTCTGGATGATCCTATTATCACTCTTGGTGGTGACACTGCTCCTACGTCAGACGATAATAAAGACAGAGGAGTTGAATTCAGATATTACGACTCAGCAGCAAAAATTGGATTCTTTGGTTACGACGATTCGGCCGCTGATCTTGGAGGCCATACAGGAGCATTCTCATTCCTCTACAATGCCACAAATACCTCAGAAGTATTCTCTGGAACAGATGCAGGGATCATCGCTGGTAACTTAAAACTAACAACAAATACTAACTCAACATCTAATACTACTGGAGATTTGGTAGTAGCAGGTGGTGTTGGTGTTGGAGATGATGTTAATATTGGTGGACTATTAGATGTAGATGGTACATTCCGTGCTAACTCTACAAGTAGATTTGATGATAATATTGTATTCCAAGGTGCTTCTAAGACTTTACAACTGAACAATGGTTCAGGAACTACTAAGACTACACTTCATACCACAACAGGTAATGCAGAATTTGGTGGTATATTAACAGTAACAGGTAACACAGACTTAAATTCAAACTTAAACGTAGCATCTTTAGTTTATCTTGAATCAACTGATGCACCTGATATTGCTCTAAACGGTGGAACTAATCTTTATGAAATTCAGAGTAGTGACTACGGTTCTCTCAGAATGGATGGTGGAGGATATATTGATAAAGACGTTCTCTTTAATGGAGACATTTATCTAAACGGAGACTTCAACCAGAGAGATAGTGGAACAGAGAGTTGGGGTTTACGGAACTGGTTACAGGTCAGATATAAGGCACGTTTCGGTTCTAGCGTATCATACAACCCAACCTATGCTACACATAACACTTCCAACATGAGAGTGTATGGTGGTGGAGGTATTGCTAAGAATTTACACGTTGGTGCTACAGGATCTGGTGAAGGTCTATTTGTAGGTAAACTCAACTCTGGAGACACAGTTAAGTTTAGTGTCCTAGGTGCTTCTGGTGATACAACTATTGTTGGTGGTTTAACAGTTAATTCTGCTGTTGATTTTGATGCTGGATTAAATGTTGATGGTGCAGCAACATTCCAAGACAATGTTACTATCAATGCTGATAATAAAGAATTTGCAATACAAAATAATTCTAATGTAGATAAGTTTACTGTTGATACTGACAATGGTAATACACTGGTTGCTGGAGATCTAACAGTCAATGGTGCTACTGATCTTGATTCAACATTGAATGTAGATGCTGGAGCAACATTCCAAGATGATGTCACAATTAATGCTGACAATAAAGAATTTAAGATACAAAATAACTCCAATGCAACCAAGTTCAGTGTTGATACTGACAACGGAAATACGGTTATTGCTGGAACAGCAGATATAACAGGTGCTGTTGGTATTGATGGTGATTTTGATATAGCTACTTCTAAATTCACAGTTGCCTCTGCTACTGGTAATACAGTAATTGATGGAACTCTGACTGTAGACGAAGCAGTAACAATTACTTCTGGAGTCACAATAAATGACGCTAATAAAACATTTACGATCCAGAATGGGGCTGGTACTCCTGTTACTAAGTTTGAAGTTGATACTGACAACGGCAACACTAACATTATTGGCACACTCACCGTGGGTGATGCAACTCAAATCAATGATACGTTCGGTGTTTCAGGAGTCGTAACTTCATCTAATAGTACAGAACAAACACTTACAGGTTCTTATGGTGGTGATGGTGCAATACAAACCCTTGGTGGTATTGGTCTTGCTAAGAACCTTGCAGTTGGTGGTGCAGCTAGAATATACGGTGCTACTGAATTATCAGGTGCTTTAGATCTTAATAGCAGTGCTGATATATCTGGTGCTTTAGTATGTAATGATAATGTGAACATCAAAGCAGACAATAAGATGTTTACTATTGAGACTGCTGGTGGCACAGACAAGTTTACAGTTGATACTGATAATGGTAACACTGATGTTCGTGGAACTTTAGATGTTGGTGGAGATGTAACTGCTGAATCTAACCTCACTATTACTGGAAATCTAATTGTCAATGGAACAACAACAACTGTTAATAGCACGATCACTACTTACGATGACCCTGTTATTACTTTGGGTGGTGACACAGCACCCTCGTCTAGCGATGGTAAGGATAGGGGTGTTGAGTTCCGTTATTACGACGGCTCTGCTAAAATTGGATTCTTCGGATTTGACAGATCCTCACAAGAATACATCTTCCTAACAACTGCTACTAATACTTCTGAAGTATTAACAGGAACTGATGGTGCTCTAAGGGCAGGATCTATTAATATAACTGGTGCTGGCACTTCACTTGATGTAGATAATAATGCAAATATTGATGGAACATTAACAGTTGATGGTCAGATAACTTCTAACCTCGCTGATGGAACTGCACCATTCGCTATTACTTCAACTACTAAGGTTGCTAACCTTAACGTTGATTTACTAGATGGTATGACAACTGCCACTGCAAACACTGCATCTACAGTTGTAAACAGAGACGGTTCTGGTAACTTTGCTGCTGGAACAATAACTGCTGCATTGACAGGAAATGCAACTACCGCAACAACCCTTGCTACTGCTAGAGATATTGCAGTTGCTGGAGTCGTTACAGGTACTGCATCCTTTAACGGATCTGCAAATATAAGCATTACAACTTCTTATGCTGACGCAGATATTACTGCTCTTGCTGCTCAAACAACCGAGACAGGATATCTAGTCAGAACTGCTGCAAACACTTATGCTCATAGAACATTTGCTGTTACAGCGTCGTCAGGTATAACACTAACAAATGCTGATGGTGTTTCTGGTAATACAACAATTAACGTTGCTTCTGCTGCTTCTAACTCTGCAAATAACCTAGTCTTAAGAGACGGTTCTGGTAACTTTGCTGCTGGTGTTGTTACTGCTTCCTTAACTGGAGATGTAACAGGTAACCTTGTTGGAGCAACTTCTACTGCTAAAGATTTAAATCCTGCTGCTGATAGCACATATGACTTAGGTACTAGTACAGTTAGATGGCAAGGAATCTTCGCAGATGCTGCAAATATAACTGCTATAACTGGTGATGTAACTGGTGACTTAACAGGTAATGCAGACACTGCTACTACAGCAACAAGAGTACAAATCTGGGCAAACAATAGCACAGACGCTACTCATTACTTGGTATTTGCTGATGCTGCAACTGGATCTGAGACTATAGATTCAGACACAGGTCTTACATATAACCCAAGTTCAGGAATTATTACTGCTACTCAGTTTACTGGTAATGTAACTGGTGACCTAACTGGTAATGCAGATACTGCAACACTAGCATCAACTGTCACTGCTACTGCAAATAATACAACAAACGAAACCGTTTATCCAGTATTCGTTGACGGTGCTACAGGTGCTCAAGGAGTTGAAACTGATACTGGATTGAACTACAACCCAAGTACAGGTGTTCTAACTACTGTATCTGTAACAGGTAACCTCACTGGTAATGTTACTGGTGATACATCTGGTAGTTCTGGAAGTTGCACAGGTAATTCTGCTACAGCAACTGAAGCAACTAATGTAACTGTTAGTGCAAATAATACAACTAATGAGACGGTTTACCCTACTTTCGTAGACGGTGCTTCTGGAACTCAGGGTGTAGAAACCGATACTGGATTAACATACAACCCAAGTACAGGTGTTCTTACTACTACATCAGTTACGGGTAACCTCACTGGTGATGTAACAGGAACAGTTTCAAGTCTTTCTAATCATAATACTGCTGCTCTATCAGAAGGCACAAATCTTTACTATACAGAAGCAAGAGTTCAAGCAAAACTTGACAATGCATTTGAGCAACTCAGTGCAATGTTAAACAACCTTGCTACTGCTACTACATTAACACTTAATCTTTCTGGAGATCCTACTCCTGGATCCGTTGTAACACTTGGATCTATTGCATCTGGTGGTGTTGGTGGATTCTCTAATGCTACTGGAGTCGCAACCTCTGGAGGCACAGGTAGTGGATTGACAGTTGATACTACTACAAGTAGTGGAGTCATCACTGGAATCGCTCTGAATGCCGCAGGTTCTGGATATCTAATTGGAGATACCTTAACAATTACCAACTCTAACGCAGGTGGTGTTGCTACTCTTAACGCAGGAACATTAGCAGGTGGAACTGGATACGCAACAGGAACTGCCATTGCAACAACTGGTGGAGCTGGATCTGGAGCAACAGTTAATATTACTGGTGTTGATGGATCTGGTGCTATCACTGGTATTGCGGTCAACGCAAATGGAACTGGATATGCTATTGGTAACACACTAACCATTGCTAATGCTAATGGATCTGGAGTTAAGACACTTGGTTCTATCGCAACTGCAGGAACAGGATATGCTTCTGGATCTGGAATTGCTACAACAGCCACTGGATCTGGTGCTGGATTAACAGTTGATCTTACTGTTTCTGGAACTGGTGCTGTTACTGGAGTTACTATCAATAATGATGGTTTGAATTACGCTGCTTCTGACACAATAACAATTACCAATGCTAACGCATCTGGAGTTAATACTCTTGGAACGATTGCTACTGCTGGAACAGGATATGCTACAGGAACTGCAATTGCTACTACATCCTCTGGATCTGGAACTGGATTAACTGTTGATATTACACAGTCTGGTGGTGTTGTATCTGCACTTGCAGTTAATGGTGATGGATCTGGTTATGCTGCATCTGAGACAATTACAGTCACAAATGCTAATGCATCTGGAGTTAAGACTCTTGGAACTATCTCTGCTGCTGGTACTGGTTACTCTGCTGCATCTGCAGTTGCCACTACATCAAGTGGTTCTGGAACTGGATTAACCGTTGACATTACTGTTGATGGATCTGGTGGAGTAAATGGAGTAACTATCAATGATGATGGATCTGGTTATGCAGCATCCGAAGTTATAACTATTACAGGTGGCGGTGGGGATGCTACTATCCCAGTTTCCGCTATACATGGTAATGGATGCACAATTCCTGTATCTGCTATTCATGGTAATGGAGCAACAATCCCAGTTTCTGCTATTCACGGAAACAGTGCAACAATTAACACTGCTACCGTATTCACTAATGCTACCTTCGCACTCTCTGACATCACAACGATGGAAGTTGGTGCAACCGTAACAGGTGGAACTTCTGGTACAACTGCTAAGATTACTGCCCTTGGCACTAATGCAATTACAGTTGATACCGTTGACGGATTCTTCAAGAAAGGAGAAACCGTTGGTGCTAATGATGTAACTAACTTGACGATCTCCTCATTCGCTTAATAACAAATGTCTGCTACTAGACCCGCAAGTAAAACTGAAATAAAAAACTATGCTTTACGTAGGTTAGGATATCCTACGATAGACATCAACGTTGCGACTGAGCAACTGGATGATCTAGTAGAAGAAGCAATTGATTACTATCAAGAATATCATTATAGTGGAAGCTATAAAGCATTCTTAAGAATAGAAGTTACTGAAGCTATTAAAACTGCTGGTCAGTCTTATGCTCAGGAAGGTTCTAGTGATTGGTATGGAATTAAAAACTATGTTGATACTGCTCCTGGTACACTAGGAATCAATCATGTATATACAAGTATTGGTGCTTCAAGTATTGTTCCAGGTAATATATTCAATATTAAATATCAAATCTTTTTAAATGATATCTATGCTATGACGCATGGACAAATTTTACATTATTTCTTGACTTCTCAATATCTTGAAACTCTAGACTGGGTAACGAATTCTCAGGCAAATCGTAGGGTTAAATGGAATGAGCATCAAGGTAGATTATATCTTGATATGGATTGGAAGGAATTCCAAGAGGGTGACTATATACTTGTAGATTGCAATATGCGTCAAGACCCAGAAACGTATACTTCCATGTATAATGATAACTGGTTAAAGGATTATGTGGAAGCATTATTCCAACAGCAGTGGGGTCGTAACTTAAGCAAATATGATGGTATTCAAATGTTAGGTGGTGTAACACTTAATGGTCGTCAAATACTAGATGATGCAAGTAAGTTTAAAGTAGATCTTGAAAAAGAATTACGTGATCGTTATGAACTTCCACCAATGGACCTCGTAGGGTAATCACTAATGGCAATCTCTAATACGCCAGCACAAGATTACGTTCAGTCAGACTATAGTCACAGTGCTCGTTTTAAAGCAAATGGTTCCGCACAAGAACAAAAATTTATAGAAAATCTAGTAGTAGAAAGCATTGAAATTTATGGCCAAGACATATATTATGTTCCGAGAACGATTGTCAATCGCGACACGGTATTCGGAGAAGATAGTGATGGAAAATTTGAAAGTGCGAGAGCGATTAGAGCATACGTCAATAATGTTGAAGGATGGGAAGGCCAAGGCGAGTTACTTAGCAAATTCGGCGTACGAATCGAAGATAAAACGACATTTATCTTCTCTAGAGAAAAATTTAAAGAAAAGGTGGACGACCTTGAAGTACTTAATGTCGAAGGACGACCCAACGAAGGGGATTTAATTTGGTTCCCAATAACAAAGCATTTATTTGAAATCCAATTTGTAGAAGTAGAGAGACCATTCTTCCAACTTGGTAAAGGATATGTTTGGGAATGTCAATGTGAGCTCTTTGAATACAGCGACGAGGCGATTGATACAGGGATTGCAGCACTTGATGCTATTGAAACTGCCTTTGCAAATGCAATCACTGTTGGTTTGGTTGCTGGTGGTTCTGGTAGCTTTACTGTTGGTGAGACCGTCACTGGTGGTAGCAGCAATGTAACTGCTGAGGTTAAGTCTTGGGATAGTTCTACACGGACTCTTATTGTTATCAATAGGTCTGGTACATTCACTATACCAGAGACTTTGACAGGTGGAACTTCAAGTGCTTCTTGGACAACCGCTACATATAATACAATGGATAATCAGAACACCGCAGTAAGCGTTGATCAGAATTATGACTTTGAACAACTTGATAATGATATTATAGACTTCACTGAGGCCAATCCATTTGGAACAGTGGGTTCAACTACTGACACTACAATCTAATGCTAGGAACTTACAGTTATCACGAAATATTTCGGAAGACCATCGTTGCTTTTGGTACTCTGTTCAATAATATTGAATTAAGACGTGCTACAGAAGTGATGAAGGTGCCTTTGGCTTATGGTCCAAAGCAAAAATTCTTAGCACGTTTAGATCAGAATCCTGATCCTACTAATAAAAGAGTTCAGATAACTCTACCTAGAATCTCATTTGAGATTAATGGTATTACATATGATTCTTCAAGAAAAGTTTCTCCTACTCAAAAGATTAAAGTAACTAAGGATGTAGACGAAAATTATAATACTTATATGCCAGTTCCATATAATGTGGATTTTGAATTGGCAATTATATCTAAAAACCAAGAAGATGGACTACAGATATTAGAACAGATATTACCTGTATTCCAACCTCATTATAATCTGCCAATCAAGTTATTGACGCAGATGAAAGAAATTAAAGATGTCCCTGTAGTTCTTCAAAGCATTGATTATGAAGATGATTATGAGGGAGATTTTGCTACTCGTAGAGCAATTATATACACTTTAAGATTTACTGCTAAGACATACCTATACGGTCCTGTTTCAGAGAAGAAAGTTATCAAGAAGACTCAAATCGATTACTACGCTTCTACAAATGTTGGTACAGCACCAAGACAGGTTCGTTATACTGCTACACCTACAGCAAATATAGACAGAGATGGAACAGTTGTTACAACTCTATCTACTGCTGTAAGTAAGACTACAACTGGTGTTACGGTTGCTGACGCTTCTAGTATTGCTCAATGGGATGAGATTTACATTGATACTGAAGCAATGCGAGTTACCAAGAAGACTGGTAATGTCCTAACAGTTCAACGTGCTCAAAATGATACAACTGCTGCTGCTCACGCAGGTGCAGTGAATGTTTATAAAATTGATGCTGCTGATCATGTTCTTGTTGAAAGCGATGATGACTTTGGATTCGGTGAAACCACATCATTCTACCAAGATATGAAGAAGTATAATCCTGTAAGTGGTGCCGATGAGAACTTATGATGAATCCTTTCGATGGTTTGAATGATGCCTTTGATGCTGAACCATCAGCATTACAAAAGAAGGTAGCTTCAGTTAAACCTGTTTTAAAGAAAAGCGAGACTGAAGATGTCCAACAGGACTATGAGATCTCACGTGCTCAACTACATAATCTTGTAATGAAAGGACAGGAGGCAGTAGATGGCATACTTGATGTGGCACGAGCGAGTGATCATCCACGTGCTTATGAAGTTGCTGGTCAACTTATCAAAAACGTCGGAGACGTAGCAGATAAACTGATAGATCTTCAAGGTAAGATGAAAGAATTGGATAAGGATGATGCTAAAACTCCTGCCAATGTAACGAATAATACTATGTTTGTTGGAAGCACTGCAGACCTGCAAAAGATGCTTAAGCAACAAAAAAGCATAAATAATACCGAATCTACATAGACCCGACAATGACAGTACTTAATGTATTAAGCACAAACTCTATTACTGCTGGTAGTGGTAATAAAGAATACCAAGTTGTACAGACTGGTTTCTATCGTGTTAGTGCAACCTCTGCTGCTACGGTTTCCTTTAATGGTGGACCTGCAATTCAAGTATTTGCAAACTCCCCTGTTCTTTTAAAAGGAGCAAAACCAGGACAAGCAAAGGTAGTGAAGGCGATTGATGATTCAACTGCTGATTACTATCTTGGACAACATATCCATGATACATCTGCAAATCATCCTTTCTCAGTTGGTGACTATATCGCAGTTGTAGATAATTCTACTTCTCCAGGTATTGATAGTAATTTCCTATCTGCTGGAACTGTTGGTAAAAAGATCACTGCTGTTGGAACTAATAATATGATAACAACGGACATAGATTCATCGAGTGCATCTGCGGATTATACACACCCAGATAACTCAACACCTCAAGCAATTGTTCAGCGTTGTGTCTGCATAGAAGCAGGGACTGCTAATCTAGTTGTAGAAGAGGTTCAAGTGGTAGGTGGCTAATTATGCCAGCTGTTAATCAGGAAGCAGAGCGTATAGTCAGAGGGATGAAAGCTAAGAGCTCTCATCGTTTCAAGAGACTATACGGTAAGCGTGACAAGGAAGTCATGTATGCTACTGCTAATAAGCTCGCACAAAAAGAAAATTTAAAAGTTATGTACTATAAAGACTTTATTGACATCGTAGAGGGTAATCCCACTACACGGATGCTCACCAAATCTAAGACTAAGGTGACTGGCAATATTTCAGCAGACCGTGGAAGCGATGAAAAAGCTAATCGTACAAAACGTAAAGGACTTGAAAAAGACTTAAAGAAGAAAGGTATTGGATATAAAAAGGGTGTAGGAGAGTATAAGTATACATCCGATGGTGGAAAAGAGGGAACTGCAAGAGAAGTCTCTTATCAAACATCTCCTGCTAAAGGAATGAGTAAGAGAAGATTTGGTAAAGTTATGCGTCGTTTAGGTCGCAAGCATGGACAGGAATCCGTAATAACAAAAGATAAAGGCAAATCTTCAAAATTACACTATACTGATAAGAGTAAGAAAAAATCTGAATCTCTTGGAAAGTCTAAACCAGGAAGTCATCCACAGAAATATGGTGAGACTTCTGGAACAAAAGTCAGGTCAGGAAAACTAGCAAAAACTACAAAGCCAGCATACCACTACAAGTAAATTCTGGTAGGCAAATTAAATGACTGATTCTGAAAAGAAGAAGGCGGAGGAAAACCTGTCGAAATACAGGGAACTCTTAGATCTTACTTTAAAGCATCAAGAGAAAAAAGGAATAAGACCCTATAGTTACAGGGATAGATATGATGAGATCTGTGAGAAAGAAAAATGAAATATGAGATATGTCCTGCATGTGAATCCCAATGGTTAGACGGGCAATTATATTGGACAACAGGTAAGATAGGTTGTCCTCACGATCTAGCAGGATTGTTATGTAATGAAGTTGATAATCCAAAGTGTATAAACCCTTGTAAGGGCAGTACATCTGGGACAACATGGGAACAGAGAAGGCAGTATATGTCTGACTTTGAGGACAAAAATAAGTATTTTTAACTACACTTAAATAAATAATCGTGTAACGTGGAGTTGAAAGATCATGTCCCACTATACCGTTCAATACTTAGACGATACAAGGCATCATCAAAGCATATGTGAGTATGCAAATGATGCCTTTTCTGCTCGAAGTCAAGCCTGCCAAGATGTCCCTTATTTACAATCTCATCCGAATAAGATAGACTGTATACTAAATGAAGGAGGACTCTTTAGTGCAGTACTATGAAAGATGAAATCATGTGGTGGATGAGCAGACTGACTATCATGCTCACTTCTTTATTCTTATCCTTTAGTCTCGCAGCACAAGCATACGCTGCTGATATTCAAATGGGTTCAGGAGGCAACCTAGTCTTTGAACCAAATGAGGTGACGGTCTCCGTAGGAGATACTGTCACCTTTATTAATGGGGATTTACCTCCTCACAATATAGTATTTGCAGATCATTCAGAATTATCCCACCCAGACCTTGCATTTATGAGTGGCGAGAAATTTCCTGTTACATTTGATGAAGCAGGTGACTATCCTTTCCAGTGTGAACCTCATACTGGTGCTGGTATGACAGGGGTAATACACGTTGAGTGAAGTAATCTGGTCAATAAATATTATGATAGGCTTGCTTCTTAGCGGAGTAGGTGGTATGATATTCTGGATATTCAAATACGATGATTGGAATCCTAACCCCAATATTACTAGCTCAGACGAGTCCCACCAACATAGGGAATGATTGGCAGCAAAAATTAAGAGATTGGCACTCTGAACAAAATCGCACTCCCATTGAAGAAGTGCTAAATAATGCAGAGACAGAGTATGAAGATGGCTGCAATGACACCACCGAGCAGGAAGAGCTGCTACAACTTCCGAGTAGTGAAGGTGAACCGAGTAGTGGACGGGGACACGATAGATGTGACGATAGATCTGGGGTTCGAGATATTCAAGAAGGAGAGAGTGAGAGTAGCGGGTGTGGACACACCAGAGAAGAGGACAAGGGATCTAGAAGAGAAAGCACTGGGGATTGATGCAACAAACTGGCTCAAAGAAGAACTTAAAAATGTTCTGGATGGCGATGATGAGCTCATTATTCGTACTGAGCTTCACGGCGGCGTTGGGAAGTATGGCAGGCTTCTTGGGTGGTTATACGTGGGCGACGAAACAGTGTCACTCAACGAACAAATGATAGAACAAGGTTACGCCTGGGAATATGATGGTGGAACCAAGAATAAAGATTTTGAAAGTCTACGTGAGATACGTAGAGGATTTGGAACTTTAATGGAGGGTTAAATGGATAATGAATATCATGCTCTCCAACGAGAACAGAATGAAAGAATAAAATCCTTAGAGACAAAGGTTGATGACCTTGAAGAAGATAACAAACGTCTCATGGGTGAAGAGAATGAAAGATTAAAAGGAAGGATTCGTAAACTTGAGAAGTGGGTTGCTGGAGCTGCTGCTGTTATTGCTGCTGCTGTTGCAGGACTAGGACTGATAGAAGCAACTGACTTTGGTATGGCAAAGACTTCCAAACAAGCACAAGAACATAGAGATTACTTTGTAAACATACTTCATCCTGCAATGGAGAGGTCTAATTGGTTGGGTGAAAACTATTCTAATTTAGAAGGTGAGAAACCACCTGAATGGATTAAGAAGAAATGAGTAGAACAGCAGACATATATCTTGGTAACCCAAATTTAAAGAAAGCTAATGTACCGCAAGAGTTTTCTAAAAAGAATGTTGCTGAATATTTAAAGTGCCAAAGTGATCCTGTCTACTTTATTAAGAAATATATTAAGATTGTTTCTCTAGATGAGGGTGTTGTTCCTTTTAATCTATATGATTTTCAGGAAGAGATGGTTGGTAAATTTCATGACCATAGATTTAATATAGCAAAATTACCAAGACAGTCAGGTAAGTCTACAGTTGTTACAGCATATCTATTATGGTATGTTCTTTTTAATGATAATGTAAATGTCGCAATCCTCGCAAACAAAGCAGCCACTGCAAGAGAAATGCTGGGCCGCTTACAACTTTCTTACGAGAATCTTCCTAGATGGTTGCAACAAGGTATCTTGGGGTGGAACAAGGGAAGCTTGGAGTTGGAGAACGGAAGTAAGATTTTGGCTGCAAGTACTAGTGCTTCTGCTGTTCGCGGCATGTCCTTTAATGTTATATTTCTGGACGAATTTGCGTTTGTTCCGAATCATATTGCTGACCAGTTTTTCAGTTCTGTCTATCCTACTATATCTTCTGGTAAATCAACAAAAGTTCTTATCATTTCTACCCCACATGGGATGAACATGTTCTATAAACTCTGGCATGATGCAGAGCGTGGAACGAATGAATATATTCCTACAGAAGTTCATTGGTCTCAGGTACCAGGAAGAGATGAGGTTTGGAAAGAACAAACTATACGAAATACATCCGAACAACAGTTCAGAGTCGAGTTTGAATGTGAGTTCTTAGGATCTGTTGATACTCTTATCAGTCCTAGTAAATTAAGGATCATGCCATATGAGGAACCTGTAAAACAAAATAGAGGTCTTGCAGTATATGAGAATGTTAAAGAGGAACATAATTATATTGTAACTGTGGACGTATCTCGTGGTGTAGGAAACGATTACTCTGCTTTTACAATTTTTGATACGACTGAATTACCATATAAGATGGTTGCTAGATATAAAAATAATGAAATTAAACCTATAGTTTTACCTAATATTATAGTTGATGTTGCAAAGAACTATAATAATGCATATGTTTTATGTGAGGTAAATGATATAGGTGGTCAGGTTGCAGATATAATTCAATATGATTTAGAGTATGAGAACCTATTAATGGCTTCCATGCGTGGAAGAGCAGGACAACAGTTAGGACAAGGGTTCTCTGGTAAGAAAACTCAGTTGGGTGTAAAGATGAGCACTGCTGTTAAACAAGTTGGATGTTCTAACCTTAAAGCACTTATAGAAGATGATAAATTACTAATCAATGATTACGATACTATTGCGGAATTAACCACTTTCATTCAGAAAGGTCAGTCATTCCAAGCGGAAGAAGGATGTAATGATGACCTAGCTATGTGTTTGGTCATATTTGCATGGATGGCTATGCAACCTTTCTTTAAAGAAATGCATGATAATGATGTTCGTGCGCGAATTTATAATGATCAAAGAGATGCTATTGAACAGGATATGGCTCCATTTGGGTTCGTTAGTGATGGTTTAGATGATGAAGTAGTTGTAGATGCTCAAGGAGAGAGATGGGAGATTGCGGAATACGGAGATAAGTCCTATATGTGGGAGTATATGTAGGTCTAGGTAAGGATTCGAAAATATAAATAATCCTAGCGAACATATAAGGCATCTAGGAGTATATAAACATGGCAGCCAATCAATCATCGCCTGGTGTAGTTATACAGGAAAGGGATCTGACAACAGTCTCTACCATATCAACTGCGAACGTCGGCGTAATTGCAGCACCTTTTGAACTTGGACCTGTAGAGGAAATTGTTGAGATAGCTTCTGAGAGAGCTTTAGCAGAACAATTCGGGGAACCAAACGATAGTAATTATGAGTACTGGTTTACTGCAGCACAATATCTTTCATACGGCGGAACACTGAAAACAATACGTGTATCTTCAACAAACTTGAAGAACGCTGTTGACACAGGAACTGCTCCTTTAATTAAGAATTTACAGAACTACGAAACAAACTTCGAGACCGCAAATAACTCTTGGACTTGGGCTGCTAGAACTGCTGGAACAAAAGGAAACTCAATTGGTATATTTGTAACTGACGCTGGTGCGGATCAGATCGCTGTGATCCCTGCTCCTGGCTCAGGTAACGAGTATAGGTTCGCTCCTGATGCTGCTTTATCTGCTGCTTCTGGTGCTGGTGGTAAAGTTTTCAAGTATGCTGTTCGTCTAACAATTGATACTGTAGTTGGTGATTTCGCTGTTGGTACTTCTACTACCATTAATATTGGTGGTTCACAGGAAAGTGTAGATGTCCTTGCTTATGATGCTACTAACAAGTATCTAGAGATTGGTATTCCTACTGGTGGTGTTACTGGTATCATTGCTGATAACCAAGTAATTACTCAGGGAACAAATACTGCTAAGATTAATGTTGGAATTGAGCGTCGTCTTTACATCGCTAAGAATAAGGATAGCATTGACTTTGCTGCTGCTGATAGTGTTACTGATGCAAACTCAACTGCAGTTGCTATCACATCTGTAAGAAATGAGTATGCAGAGCGTGAGTATCTTCCTGGTGTTAAGTGGATCAATGTTGCCGCACGTCCAGAAACTTCACTTTTTGCTAACAGCGTAGGTGGACATCGTGACGAAGTTCACGTTCTTGTCGTTGACGTTGATGGTTCTATTACTGGAACTGTTGGTGCTCTACTTGAAAGATTTGTTGGTCTTTCTAAGGCAATTGATGGTAAGACTTCTGTTGGAGAAACAAACTACTATCCAGAAGTTCTTAAGCAAAAGTCTGCATACATCTATTGGGGTGAGCACGAAGCTACAACATTCGCTGCTACTTCTACTGCATCTGATGGTAACTGGGGACAAGCAGCTGCTTCACGTCAGTTCAACCTACTACGCAGTGCTGGTGGTACTACTGATTACCCTGGTTCTCGCACAACTGTTGGTTCTAAGAACAACTCAACTTACTACTATCGTTTAGCATCTGGTGCTGACTATGCTGTAAGTGGTGGTTCTTACACTGTTTCTAACACAGATGTTTCTACTGCATATACATTGGTAGAAGATCCTGAATCACAAACAATTGACTTCATCTTAACTGGACCTTCTGGTGCTGATGATTCAAGTGCAATTGCTAAGATTACTTCTCTAGTTAACATTGCTGAAGAGCGTCGTGACTGCATAGTATATGTTTCACCTCGTCGTGCTAATGTTGTTGGAGTAAGCAGTGGTTCAACCGCAACAACAAATATTGTTGACTTCATGAAGCAACTACCAAGTTCTTCTTACTTAGTATTTGATTCTGGTTACAAGTATATCTACGATAAGTATAATGATGTTTATCGTTATGTTCCATGTAACGGTGACATTGCTGGTCTATGTTTACAAACTGCAGAGACTGCAGAACCTTGGTTCTCACCTGCTGGTTTCCAACGTGGTGTTCTAAGAAATGCTATTAAACTTGCATTTACACCTAATAAGACTCAGCGTGACACACTTTATGGAAATAGAATTAACCCAGTCGTAGCCTTCCCTGGTCAGGGTGTGGTACTATTCGGTGATAAGACTGCTCTTGGATTTGCTAGTGCGTTTGATCGTATTAACATCCGCCGCCTATTCTTGGTAATTGAGCGTGTTGTTGCTGGTGCTGCTAAGGCACAACTCTTTGAGCAAAATGATGAAGCACAGAGAAGTCTGTTTGTTAACATCATTGAACCATATCTAAGAGATGTTCAGGGACGTAGAGGTGTAACTGACTTTGTTGTCAAGTGCGATTCTACAAATAACACACCTGAAGCAATTGACCGTGGTGAGTTCTATGCTGAGATTTACGTCAAGCCAACTAGAACTATTAACTACATCACTCTAACATTCGTTGCTACTAGAACTGGTGTTGCATTTAGCGAAGTCGCTAACTAATAAAAACTTAAATAATTTTAAATGGCGGAGAATCTCCGCCATTTTTTTTCTGAAAAATTTCAGATTTCTAAATATAAAGGACGGGAGTTATTAAAACAAAATGGCAAAAAGAGGAACTATTGATGATTTTAAGGCAAATGTCTCGTCGGACTTTGCCCGTCCTAATTTATTCCAAGTTGACTTAGCATTCCCTGCGGATATTGCTGCAACAGCTGACTTGATCAACCTAGGTAAGTTCACTGTTCGCGCAGCAAACCTACCATCTTCACAGATTGGTGTAATTGAAGTACCATTCAGAGGAAGAACATTAAAGATTGCTGGAGACAGAACATTTGAACCTTGGACAATTACTGTAATGAATGACAGTAAGTTTGGTCTAAGAACTGCATTTGAACTGTGGGCATCTTCAATTCAGGCATACAACGAGAACTTTACATCGTCTGCTGGTCTTGGTGATCGCAATGATAGTTCTGGTTACTTCTCTGATATGAAGGTTCATCAACTCTCCCGTGACCTGAAAGCAGGTAAGAATCCTAAGATATTAAAATCTTATAAATTCTATAACGTATTCCCAAGCAACATTGCTGCTATTGATTTGGATTATGGTAACAATGATGCTGTTGAAGAGTTTACTGTAGAGATGCAAGTTCAATACTGGACTCCAGATAAGGCTGCTGACTAAGTACCTAAATAACACAGGAACAATACTTTTTAAATAATGGCAAATCAGCTCTTTGGATTTTCACTAGAGAGAGCGAAGAAGGTTCCAAAGGGGCCTTCTTTTGTTCAAAAGGATAGCTTAGATGGTTCGCAACCCGTAGTTGGTGGCGGATACTATGGCTATTCTGTTGATTTTGATGGGCAGATTCGGAATGAATATGAACTCATTACTCGTTATAGAGAAATGGTTCTGCAACCAGAATGTGACAGTGCAGTAGATGATGTTGTCAACGAGACTATATGTGGTAACTTTGATGATGTTCCTATTGATGTTGAACTATCAAATTTAAAACAATCTGACAAGATTAAGAAGTTAATTAGAGAAGAGTTTCAAGAGATACTCAGACTTCTTGATTTTGAGAACAGATCATATGAGATCTTTCGCCGCTGGTATGTGGACGGAAGACTTTTTTATCACAAAGTAATTGACCCCAAGAATCCTAAAGGGGGTATGATAGAATTACGTTATATTGATCCACGTAAGATACGGAAGGTCACTGAATATGAAGCAAAGCGTCCTGAGCAATTGCAAGGGATGGATCTTAATACTCAGTTGACACAGAAGAGTGCAGATTATTTTCTGTATAATCCAAAAGGTTTAAGAAATTCCACGAATCAGGGAATGAAAATTGCACCTGATTCTATAACTTATTGTCATTCTGGAATACAGGATCTCAATAAGAACATGGTGTTATCACACCTACACAAGGCAATTAAAGCAGTTAACCAACTGCGAATGATTGAAGACTCTCTTGTTATCTACCGTTTATCAAGAGCACCAGAAAGAAGAATTTTCTATATTGATGTTGGTAATCTACCTAAGAATAAGGCAGAGCAATACCTCCGTGAGGTAATGGGTCGTTACAGAAACAAACTTGTATACGATGCAAACACAGGTGAGATAAAGGATGACAAGAAATTCATGTCTATGCTAGAGGACTTCTGGCTACCAAGACGTGAAGGTGGTAGAGGAACTGAAATTTCTACACTACCAGGTGGTCAAAACCTTGGTGAACTAGAAGACGTTAAGTACTTCCAGAAGAAGCTATATAAATCATTGAACGTTCCTAACTCAAGATTAGAGACAGAGACTACATTTAACATTGGACGTGCGGCAGAAATCACACGTGATGAGGTTAAATTCCAGAAGTTTGTCGCACGTTTGCGTAAACGTTTTGGAGAATTATTTGTAGATCTTCTTAAGACTCAATTAATTCTTAAGGGTATTTGTTCCATTGAAGAATGGGATGATATGAAAGAGCATATTCAGTTTGATTATATCGCTGATAACTATTTCACTGAACTTAAGGATATTGAAATCCGCAACGAAAGGATGAATGAGGTTGCTCAAATGGATCCTTACGTTGGTAAATACTTCTCTGCAGAATACATACGTAGACAAGTTCTTAAACAATCTGATACTGAGATCAAAGAGATTGATGAACAGATTGAGCAAGAAATTTCAGACGGAACCATTATGGATCCTGCTGATGTTCAAGCAATGGAACTTGGTATGATGCCTGGACAAGAGGGAATGGAAGGAGATCCTGCACAAGGAGGAGCACCCCAAGACCCAAAGTCAGCAATTGATCCCGCAGATCTTAAGCGCGGAGAGTTCTAAATAATAAATAAATATGATGGGAGTATATTATGCCTAGCGAAGTATCACAACAAATCGTCAACCATATCTTTTCTGACGAAAAAGCAAAAGCAATTGATGCAACAAATGATGCATTAGCTGCACAAGCCTATGATAGAATTCAAGCAACAAAGATTGAATTTGCAAAAGAGTGGGGGTTTGATCCTGATGATACAGGACAAGCTGTTGCTGATGAAATTGCTGATAAAGTTTTTGATGGTCAAGAACCACCAGAACTAGCACCTACTGCAGGTGAACTTGCAAATCAGGAAGCTGAACAAGAAGTTGAGCAACCAGAAGCAAGTACTGAAACTCCTGATGAAGACCAAACCGTAGAGGAACCAACAGATGAGACTGATAGCTGAAGAAATAACTCAGGTAGAATTTCTAACTGAGGAGAAGAACGGTAAAAAGTCACACTTTATTGAAGGTGTCTTCTTACAGTCGGAAATCGAAAACCGTAATGGTCGTAGATATCCATTAGCGACACTTCAGAAAGAAGTAAAAAACTATTCTGAAAATCATATCATGAAAGGACGTGCTCTTGGGGAACTTGGTCATCCCGAAGGACCATCTATCAATCTTGATAGAGTCTCTCATAAAATTGAATCGCTGAAAGAGCATGGTAATAATTTCATAGGTCGTGCCAAGATTCTTGACACACCAATGGGACAAATTGCCAAAAACCTTCTTGATGAAGGTGTAAAACTGGGTGTTTCATCCAGAGGTATGGGGTCACTACGTAAGGAAGGCAACTGTAATGTTGTTTGTGATGACTTTATGCTGGCCACTGCTGCTGATATTGTAGCAGATCCTTCAGCTCCTGACGCTTTTGTGGATGGAATTATGGAAGGAAAAGAATGGGTTTGGGATAATGGCATACTAAAAGAGTCTGCTGTTGCTCAAATCAAACAACAAATTGATCAAGCTACCCTTATAAACATGCAAGAACGGAAGGTTTCCGCATTCAGTAAGTTTTTAAGAAGTTTGTAATTTATAAATAAACATAGACAAACGCAATGCATATTGGAGTTAAAAGAAATGTCTGAGACACTCGATAAAGAGCTTGATAACATGGAACCTGTGACCGAAGACGCAGCTACTGGTGTTGCCGCTATTAAAAAAGGCGCAAAACCTGGTGAAAAGATTGATACTTCTGGGGGAAAATTCAACGCTATTGGCGGAAGCGATAGTAAGGGTAATCCCGAAGGAACTGCTAATCTTGGAGCAGCAGCCGCTGGCTCTACACCCGTAGAAGGAGATAAGTCAATTAAGACGAAACCCTCCGACGCAAGCACAGGAAACGTATCAGCTCCCCTGTCAGGCAAAATCTTTGACGACGTAGAGAAGAAAGATGAAGAAACAATCTCGGAAGACGAGTCTACTGAAGAAACCAAGTACGACTTTACTGAGGATGTTGACGCTCTTGTCTCTGGTGAAGAACTCTCAGAAGAGTTCAGAGTAAAAGCCGCAACAATCTTTGAAGCAGCAGTAACCAATAAGGTTAATACTGAAGTCAAAGCAATCCAAGAAGCGTTTGAAGAATCTCTCACCGAAGAGGTAGAGAAGATTAAAACAGAATTGTCTGAAAAAGTTGACGACTATCTATCTTATGCTGCACAACAGTGGTTAGAGGAAAATGCCCTCGCTGTTGAGCACGGTATTAAGACTGAGATGGCTGAGTCGTTCTTTAACGGACTTAAAGAACTCTTCGTGGAACATAACTTTACTGTTCCTGAAGAAAAATTCAACCTGCTAGATGGTATGGCAGGTGAGCTTGATGAGATGGAGACAAAACTCAATGAGCAGATCGACGCTAACGTATCCTTGAATAGGAGAGTTGGTGAATTTAGAAAAATGGAAATTGTGAACGAATGCGCTGCTGGACTAGCTGAAACCCAAAAGGAGAAGTTAGAGAAATTAGCAGAGGGAGTTGAGTTTGAGACTGAAGAAGATTTTCGCAAGAAAGTCGAGACTATCAAGGAATCATATTTCACTAGGAAGGCTGAAACTGCAGCAGCAGTAGAACCCACCGAAGAAAGTTCTGCTCCTTTGGTAGAAAGCACAACAAGCGGTACCATGTCTAAGTACGTGGATCAAATTGCTCGTTGGTCCAAATAATTAAATTTTAAACACTACTTTAATCGGAGACAAAATGTCACTACAACAACTCCAAGAAAAGTGGGCTCCCGTTCTGAATCACGAAGCTCTTCCAGAGATCGAAGATTCATATAAGAAAGGCGTAGTTGCACAACTTCTTGAAAACCAAGAAATTGCCCTCAAAGAAGAAGGACAAATTCTTACAGAAACATTACAAACTGCTGGCACAGGCGGTTATGGTGGCGGAGCAACCGCTACTGGTCCTGTTGCTGGTTTCGACCCAGTTCTAATTAGCTTGATTCGCCGTTCAATGCCTAAGCTTATTGCTTATGACATTGCTGGTGTTCAGCCAATGACTGGTCCTACAGGTCTTATCTTTGCGATGAGAACTAACTACAACGAGACTCGTGACGCTACCTCTGGTAACTTCAGAGAGGCATTCTTCAACGAGCCTAACGCTGGTTTCTCTGGTGGTGCTGGAACAGGTCTTGCTAACTATGACCCAACAGCTTCCTCTAGTGCAGTTAACGATGCAGAAGGTGCTAACCCTGGACTTCTCAATGATTCCCCTGCTGGAACATATGAGCAGACTGGTGATGCTACTGGAATGGCAACAGCAACTGCTGAAGCATTAGATGATTCATCTGCTTCAACAGCCTTCCGTGAGATGGGTTTCTCCATTGAGAAGGTAACTGTTACTGCTAAGTCACGTGCTCTAAAAGCCGAGTACAGTATTGAGCTTGCTCAGGACTTGAAAGCAATTCATGGTCTTGATGCCGAGCAGGAATTATCTAACATTCTGTCAACTGAAATACTCGCTGAAATCAACCGTGAAGTTGTAAGAACTATCTACGTTAACGCTGTTGCTGGTGCTCAGAACAACACTGCTAACGGTGGTATATTTGACTTAGACGTTGACTCTAATGGTAGGTGGTCTGTTGAGAAATTCAAGGGACTTCTATTCCAGATAGAAAGAGATGCTAACGCTATCGGGCAGCAAACTCGTCGCGGGAAGGGCAACATTTTGATCTGCTCTGCAGACGTTGCTTCTGCTCTAGGCATGGCTGGCGTTCTTGATTACGCTCCTGCTCTTAATGGAAACAATAGCTTGACAGCCGTTGATGACACTTCCAGCACATTCGTTGGAACTCTAAACGGACGCATCAAGGTTTATGTTGATCCTTACTCTGCAAACGTAGCTGACAAGCACTTCTACGTTGCTGGTTACAAAGGAACAAGCGCATATGACGCTGGACTGTTCTACTGTCCTTATGTTCCATTGCAGCAAGTCAGAGCAATCAACCCTAACACCTTCCAACCAAAAATTGGCTTCAAGACTCGTTACGGAATGGTTTCTAACCCATTCGCACAGGGTCTTACCCAAGGAAGTGGTGCTCTTACTGCTAACAGCAATAAGTACTACAGACGTGTTCAGGTTGCTAACCTCATGTAATTCAGGTAATAAACATATTACTTCAAAGAGACCCGAAAGGGTCTCTTTTTTTGTATAAATAAACCAGTTTGCGAAGAAATAATGACAAGTTTGATTGACCCAAAAGAATTTACGGATGCAGTGACCGAGTTACGGTCATTTTTTTTGTCTAAAAATTTCTATGAGGTGCATACTCAAAACCGTCTAAGTATACTTGCTGCTTGTGAAGATCCTGAAACTGTAGCAAGTTATGAGTATGGTGGTAATATATGGCCACTACCTCAGACAGGTCAGATGTGGCTTGAACATGAATTACTTTCCAACCCTTCAGCAGAAGGGTTTTTCTGTGTCTCCACATCATATAGAGCAGAACCTAATCCTGTTCCAGGTAGACATGAGACTATCTTTCCCATGTTTGAGTTTGAAATGAAGGGAGGTGTTAAAGAACTTCAAGACATGGAGTGGGAGTTATGTGAATGGTTAGGTATACCATTAGATAAATCTAATATTAAAACTTATGCTGAATGGGGTGATAAGTTTAATACAAAAGAACTTGATCACGACCATGAGAAAAAGATTCGTCGTGGAATGATTACTGAATTCCCTGAGTGGACATCACCTTTCTGGAATATGTCTAGGAATAATGATGGAACCAGTAGGAAAATTGATGTTATCTTAGGTGGCATGGAAACTATCGGTAGTGCTGAAAGGAGTACCGATAAGGATCAAATGCGTGATACATTCTACACTATATCAAATGGAGAGTATGCTCAACTTATTATTGATAAGTTTGGTAGAAGTAGAGTGGAGAAAGAACTAGAAGATTTTCTCTCCTTTGATTTCTTCCCTAGAAGTGGTGGTGGAATCGGAATCACTCGTCTCATCTCAGCCCTTAAATAAGGGCTTCCTTGTGAGGTGACGAAATTGGTAAACGTGTCAGGTTGTTTCCCTGATGTTCCTGGCGGGACTTGTAGGTTCGACTCCTACCCTCACAGTTTAAATAACTATATATCATACCTAAATACTATTGGACAGTAATAGATATAAATGGCTAACTGGTATCAAGACCAATTAACGAATAAAAACTTTCTTTCTCCTATAGGTTTTATGTTCCTATTAGATAAGGCAAGGAAGACTTCGTTTTTATGTCAGAGAGCAACCCTTCCTACTATGACGTTGGGTGATGTTAATATTCCTACTCGTGGTTTGGTTCCAATTCCTGTAGAAGGAAATATGAGATATACTGATCTTACTATTGACTTCTTAGTTGATGAAGATCTTAGTAATTACATGGAACTTCATAATTGGATGAGAGCATTGGGAACTCCATCTGATGTAGGAGAAAGAGCAGACTGGTATCAAGCAAATAGAAATACACCAGGAGAAGATGTCAGATTTTCCGATGCGACCTTACAAGTATTGAACAACAATAATATAGCTAACTTTGATGTTGTATTTAAATCAGTCTTTCCTATAGAATTAAGTTCCTTACCATTTGACGTGACGGCAGGGGATAATAACTTTATGGTAGCAACAGCTACGTTCCAATATATACTATACGAAGTCCGTAACGTTAACACAGCAACAAGACGATGAAACTAGCAAAAAAATATTTTGATAAAGTAGTTGAATGGGATAAAAATCTCATCAAGAAATGCCAAGACAAATGGGGTATAACAGACTATCAAGTGGTCTGTCTCTCGTTTGCTAAAGGCTTTGTCATAGGAGCCATCCTACTTTAGTTGACAGAGCTTGACAGGTATGCTACAATACACTCCAGTGATACTGCATTCAACATGGGAGGAAGGTCTTGGAATACGATGATTCTAATTGGAGAGAGGAGTACAAGGGGTACACCTCTAGCAAATATGAGTTAGACCTGCTTGAGAATGGTCCCAAGAGTCTTGCTCAATCATGGATGATGGGTGCTTTGCACAACAAGTGGAAGAAGATGAAAGGATATAAAGATCCAGAACCACCCGATTGCCAAAGCAGTCTAGGCGAATTTTTTAAGAAACAAGATAATTATGAATCTGGAAAATCTACAGGAACTGTGGAAGAAGGATAGTGAAATAGACACCGACAAATACGGTGAAGAGTCTATTAGAATTCCACAACTGCATCAACGATACATGGAGTTTTTTAATACCTTTTCTCTCATGAAGAAAGAGAGAGAAGGTGAGATGCGTGGAATGGTAAGACAGAAATGGATATATTATAAAGGTAAAGCACCAGCAAAGATATACAAAGACACTCCTTTTGATTTTAAATTAACGACTAAGGAGGAGATTAACATGTTCATTGAGTCAGATGAGGAAGTTAGAAAACTTCAGTATAAGATAGACTACATAGAACAAGTAATCTTCTTTCTTGATGGTGTTTTGCGACAGATAAATGGTCGTAACTTTCAGATTAAAAATGCTATTGAGTGGGAGCGTTTTCAGACTGGTATGTAATGAAGTATGGTGATCCTTATAGAGTAGTTCAATTTTCAGAACAATCAATGGCAGTTGTTAAGACTGCTATTGCAAGCACTGATTTAAAATGGAACGAAGGTGAATTAGAACAATCAAAAAACCCTGCAAGGAAGTCACAAGTAGCATGGATTAAAAATCCTGGATTGTATTCAATGTTGTTGAGAATGTGTCAACAAATGAATATTGCATCTGGGTGGCATTTAAATATAACTGGTCTTGAACCAGTTCAATTTGGTGCGTACACAACAAGTGACCATTATAACTGGCATGTAGATCAACATAAGACACCTAATAAAGGGATAGTTAGAAAGATTAGTATGTCATTAGCATTAAATGATGACTACCGAGGAGGGGAGTTTGATTTGGAGATATATAAACCAGATACTGATCCTCGGTACATTACCGTCCCATTACCAAAAGGATCTGCAGTATTTTTCCAAGGTGATCAATGGCATAGAGTCAGACCTGTATCATCTGGAATGAGAAAATCGCTGGTAGCTTGGTTTTATGGACCTCCTTATACGTAAGAAGAATGAAGTATATTTGAAAGTTGAGGCAGAGACTCATCTTCATAGAGAAGCATCAGAATATTTCACCTTTGAAGTAGACTCTGCAAAATACATGCAGAAGACTAGAAGGTATAAAGGATGGGATGGTAAAGTTAGATTATATTCTCCTGCTACTGGAGAAATTTATGTTGGTCTGATTTCTTATCTTACTGACTGGGCGGAGCAACGGGGTTACTCATGGGAAGTGGAGGAGTCGGAAGTTTTTGGAAATCCTGTAGAGGAGAATCAGTTAATAACTCCTGAAGCGGTTGTGGGATTTGTGAAGGCATTGGGTCTTCCTTTACAGGTTCGTGACTACCAATATTCAGCAATATACGAAGCCCTACGATACAACAGACGGCTCCTATTGTCCCCAACTGCCAGCGGGAAATCCTTAATGATTTATTCATTGGTTCGTTTTCATGTAAATGTCAAAAGAAATGTTCTAATAGTAGTCCCTACAACGACTCTTGTAGAACAGATGTATAAAGATTTTGCAGACTATGGATGGAATGTATCCAATCATTGTCATAAAATTTATGCGGGTGAAGATAAGTGGACAGATCATGATGTCATAATTTCCACTTGGCAATCTATTTACAAGCAACCACGTAAATGGTTTAATAGATTTAGTGTAGTAATTGGTGATGAGGCTCATCTTTTCAAATCCAAATCACTTACTACTCTCATGTCTAAATTGCATGGATGTAAATATCGTATTGGATTTACTGGAACACTAGATGGTGCTAACGTCAATCAACTTGTACTTGAAGGTGTCTTTGGTAGATGCTCTCAAGTAACTAGAACTAATAAGTTAATGCAACAAGGATATGTTGCTCAGTTGAAAGTAAAGATTATTGTGCTTAAGCATAAGGAGCAATTATTTGAAGGTTATCAGAATGAGATAGAGTATCTCGTTGAGCATGAACCTAGAAATAAATTTATCCGCAACTTAGCATGTGACCTAGAAGGAAACACATTAGTCCTCTTCAACTATGTAGAGAAGCACGGAGTCCCCTTATATGAGTTGATAAATAGTTACACAGATCGCCCTGTGTTCTTTGTTCACGGAGGCGTTGATACCGAGGATAGGGAACTTGTCCGAGCAATTACTGAGGAAAAAGACAATGCAATTATCGTTGCGTCCTATGGGACTTTTAGTACTGGCATTAATATTAAGCGGTTGCATTCCGTCATTTTCGCCTCCCCAAGTAAATCCAGAATCAGAAATCTCCAGTCCATCGGTAGAGTCCTTAGAAAAGGAAGAGATAAAGTAAAGGCAACTCTTTATGATATCGCAGATGATATCTCTACTGATCAAGGTAATAACTATACGTTAAACCATTTAAAAGCAAGAGTAAAAATTTACAACGAAGAAAAATTTGATTATGAGTTTATAGATGTCAAAATCTAAACCTATGGCAATTAACTACGCAAAACACGACGAAGAATTCTATGGAGTTTTCAAACTTCTCAGCGGAGAAGAGGTGTTGGGTAAAGCTGTATTAACTGATGATCATGGTGAGACTTTAGTATTCCTACAAGATCCCGTCTGCGTTCATATCGTAGAGAAAAAAATCGATGAAACAAAGATGGCACGAGGGATTGGGTTTGCTAAATGGCAACAATTATCCGACGAAGACTTTTATATTGTAAGAGAGAAAGATATTATTACAGTCTCCTCTATGAGTAAAGATATTATTTTCATGTACGAAACTTATATTCATGGCGAGGACGGCACCGAAGAAAAGAAAATCAGAATGAAGACTGACCTAGATGCCTCTATGGGTTACATAGGAAAAATTGATGAAGCCCGTGCGTTATTTGAACGTCTATTTAAAGAGCCTAATGGATCCCCTTGAACCCTTACACGGTTAGTGTACAGGAAATTGACAATCTTGTCAACCCCTGCTATAATTAAAGCAATATTGATTAAGCAATATGAAGGCCGCATCTAAGAAGAAACAACATTATGTAGATAACCAAGAATTCCTTGCTGCTATTATCAAGTATAAGGAAAAGGTTGCTGCAGCAGAGATTCAGGGTCTCCCTAAACCTCGTGTCAACAATTATATCGGAGGATGCTTTCTAAAGATTGCTACTCACTTGTCGTACAGACCGAACTTCATCAACTACATGTATAAGGATGATATGGTTTGTGACGGTATAGAAAATTGTATACAGTATATTGATAATTTTGATCCAGCAAAAAGTAGAAATCCTTTTGCATACTTTACACAGATAGTCTATTATGCATTCCTACGTCGTATAGCGAAAGAGAAACGACAGATGGATATCAAGGATAAAATTTTAGAGAAGTCGGGATACGATCATGTATTCTCGGTTGACGGTGATTCATCTTCCGATTACAATCAGATTAAAAATCGTGTTGAGATGAATACTAAGAGATGAAAATAACTCAAAAAATAATTGATGATCTCACTGTAGCACTAGCACACACAAAGAAAGATGGGACAGAAAATTGGAAAGACGGAGATGAGATTGATGTGTGTCTTGCTGGTACATTCGCTGCTGATCGTTTTATTACTCTGATTAATCGCTCCAAAGATAAATGAAGGTCTTACTGATAACAGACCAGCATTTCGGTGTGCGAAATGATAATCTCCATTTCTTAGATCACTATAGAAAGTTCTATGGAGAACTTGTAATACCATTTCTTAAAGCATCTAAGATAGATACTATACTATGTCTTGGTGATACATTTGATAGACGTAAGTATGTCAACTTTAATTCATTAGATGCTGCAAAGGAAATGTGGTTTGATCCTATTAAGGATCTGGGATGTCACATGACAATGCTTATAGGTAACCATGACATATACTATAAGAATACATTAAGAATAAATGCACCCAACGAATTATTGGGAGAGTACGACAACATTGATATCCTCGATAAACCTGTTACCCGTAACGTTGGTGGTCTTGATATTCTTTTTCTCCCTTGGATATGTGATGAAAACTATGACAGAACCTTACGAAGCGTCACAGAAAGTACTGCTCCTGTCTGTATGGGCCATCTTGAGCTTAACGGCTTTGAGGCTCATCCTGGTCATGTAATGGAAAACGGCATGGAAGTAACCATGTTTAAAAAATTTAAGAAAGTCTTCAGTGGACACTACCACATGAAGTCTAAGCGTGATAATATATCATACTTAGGAAACCCCTACCAACTTTATTGGAATGATTACGGCACTAAAAGAGGTTTTCATGTCTTTGACACAGAGACTCTACGAACTACTTTCTATAGAAATCCCTTTGACACTTTTCATAAGTTGTATTATAATGGTGGAGTTGTACCACCGTCTGAAGATGAAATTAAAGGAACCTTCGTCAAACTCATCGTAGAAGACAAAGGTGATTATGCCAAATTTGATTATGCTGTTCACAAATTACAAGCTGCTGGTTTAGCAGACCTCAAAATCATTGAGGACTTAAGTGTTAAACTAGATGCTGGTGATATGGTCGTAGAGACCGAAGACACCATGACCCTTTTGGATAACTACATAGATGATATAGATATAAAAGTTAACAAAGATAATGTTAAAAATGTGATGAGATCTCTTTATATGGAGGCATCCGAACTATAATGTTCATTCTGACATTACAAAAAGGAGGAGGAGTTTACTCTGTAAAGTCTTCCGAAAAAAGAAGGACTGTGCAATGTTTTGTTGACAGGGAAGATGCTGAAAGATATCAGGGTCTACTGGAAGCAAATGAGTACAAACACAAATTAAATATCATGGAAGTAGATGGTGATATCATCGCTTTGAATTGCGATAATTATGGATACAACTATACTATAATTCAACCCGACGACTTTGTGATTCCACCCCATATAGAATGATTACATTTGAAAGTATTAAGTGGAAAAATTTTCTTTCCACTGGTGACCAATGGACTGAAATAGGTTTTAGTGATTCCCCATCAACTTTGATAGTGGGAGCAAATGGCGCAGGGAAATCTACTATGTTAGATGCCCTGTGCTTTGGTTTGTTCAACAAACCTTTTCGTAAGATATCAAAGTCCCAGTTAGTTAATAGTATTAATGAGAAAGGACTTAAAGTTGAAGTATGTTTTTCTATAGGATCAGATGAATACAGAGTTTTCAGAGGAGCAAAACCTAATATATTTGAGGTTTACAAGAACAATAAAATGGTTGACCAGGATGCTGCAGCAAAAGACACGCAGAAATACTTGGAACAATCAATACTTAAACTCAACTACAAGAGTTTCACACAGGTCGTCATCCTTGGTTCATCCACATTTGTCCCCTTCATGCAACTTACCGCACCTCACAGGCGAGAAGTTATTGAAGA